CGTCACTACTCGAGGAGGTACGGAATGGCAACATTCCGCACGCGACACCGCCATATTCCGGACTATGTTGATCATTGTCCGGGTGGCGTTGATCGTATCGTGGAAAGGGATCACTTTACTGGTCTTCTGCTCAGTGATACAACTGTGCAGACGCCCGGTAGTAGTGTTCCCCCACCCACTCTTCGAGGTCAGGAGACTACTTCTGATGAGAACCATTTCGATGAACTCAAAAGCTATAAAGCTTTTGAGTTTCATGGTGACATCGGTGGCGATTTCTACTCTTACAAGAGGACTGCGCTTGCCTATCCGGGCAAGAGGCAGCATCTCTCTTGGAGTGGTAGAAATTCGACAACGGGACGTGACGTCATTCATACTTTTGATGGCGCCATTTTCCCGCTTGCACCGAACGTTTTGCCTGCTCCTCCTGAGCCAGTTGATTCAAATCTGGCGCCAGTTGGAACTACGGCGATCGCTCGATGCAAACCGACTAACAACGTCGCCAACCTGGCTACTGATCTCGTGGAAACGAGACGGCAGGGCTTGCCCCATTTGTATGGTGCAAGTCTCTGGGAACGGAAAACTCTTGACGCGCGTAATGCGGGTCATGAGTATCTGAACTCAGAGTTTGGTTGGAAGCCACTTGTCAGCGACCTGCGTAACGCAAGTTACGCGGCCGCTAACGCGCATAAGCTTCTTGAAGCTTATGCTCGTAACTCCGGCAAGTTGGTTAGACGTCGATATGAGTTCCCAGTGACGAAATCCGAGTCAACGGCCTTGTACTCCGCGAATCAAGACGGATACCCTCATGGTATTCGTCTTCCTTCCGGAGACAAGATCTATGACACGGGAGTCAATCAAGGCAACGTATACCGGACAACACGGACGTATCTACGTCAGTGGTTCTCTGGTGCCTTCACGTATCATCTTCCTGTGGGATTTAATTCTCACAATGAAGTAATACGTGCGGGTTCGCGGGCTGGTCCCCTTCTAGGGATTGAGCTCACGCCAGAGGTAGTCTGGAATGCGGAGCCTTGGACTTGGGCCCTCGACTGGTTCTCCAATATCGGAGACTGTGTCAGTATTTACTCTGACATGGCAGTCGATGGTTTGGTGATTAAGTACGGGTATGTGATGGAACATAAAGTCACATCATATACCTATACTTTTGTGGGACGGGGAAGATATTCTCCCCATGATGATTCCCACCACCCTGACTCTATCACCTTCTTCGTGGAGACGAAGAGGCGGGTCAGGGCGACACCATTTGGGTTCGGGTTAACCTGGAATGGGTTAACCCTCCGCCAACTGGCCATAGCTGCTGCCCTCGGTTTAACCCGATGGTAGAGCTGATGGTTGTCCTATGCCTTGCCACATGGGCTTGGCATAAAAACCCAAGTCCTAGGAGTGATGCCTGATGGCATTTACCGATCCCGTTACGATCACTATTTCTGGTACGCCATACACACTTCCTCGTATTTCAATCGAGGGAGATGAGTCAACGTATCAGACTAGTGACGGGCTTATTGCGGTTCGTGCTTCCCATGATTATGGAAAGCGCAATCGCCATTTGCTCAGGATCGACCATTCCAAAGTTACGGCTGATCCGTTTATCCCTGCGGACAACGTCAAGATCGGCATGAGTAATTATGTCGTCTTTGACGTGCCCGCTGCTGGATACACGGTCACCGAACAGGTCGCGATTTACACAGGCTTTAAAACCTGGTTCACCGCGTCCACGGATGCGATCATCACTAAGCTTCTAGGTGGTGAGTCGTAAGGATCTTGACGCTTCTCGTTTTTATAGACGGAAGCGTCATGACCAGACTCGGCCTATTGCTGTGGAATCCGCAACGGTTCTGGAGAGGCGTAGCTTTAGGGCTACGGCTACCTCAACTGTTGGAGTGGTTCGGACGGCGGTAGGTTTGATCCTGGGTGTGTATGTTTTATATACACATTTCCGGGACATTTACCGGTCCTGGTGCCGTTAGGCATCCTGTGGTTGCCAATTGGAAGACATAGCCTACAGATATGGCTATGTTGGCATAGACGTGTAGTCTATGTCCATTGGCAGAGATGTCACCAGGCAGGGATTAGGTTACCCCCTATCGAGGAGGGCCTATGAAAAGCCTGATGTCACTCTGGTCAGCGATGGCTAATGATCTTGCCATCGCTTGCTGCACCAGCGCCACTTCTGACATTAATACGGTCAGAAGGAGAGTCGAAAATGAGGGACTATCGTTTCTAACGATAGTCCTACCTGACCTTGGAAAGTCCATCCAAAAATGGATAGACCTTGGTCAAGTCGGCATCCACCCCTCTTTTATGACAGAAAGAGGGGGAAGTCTCCCCGTATTTCTACGAGGTTTCTTCTGCCGTGTTTTCGACTCTAGCACCGGCGTATTGCTTGATAATCCGGACGTTGATGCAATCTATGCGTTAAGGCAATTAACATTGTCTTTCGCAAAGATTTCCTTTCCGAGCAGTGATGCTCGTCAAAGGAAAGCAATGTCCGAATTTATCAAGTGTGAGCAGGAGGTCCGAGAATCAGATGCCAAACTCACGGAAGAGGATCTTAGTGAGTTTGAACGTGTATCTGATTTGCTTTTTCGGAAGGTCTTCTCGCAAATGGACAGAGATGTCTATTACGGGAACCTTCTTCCAAAGCATGGCCCAGGTGCTACTGCAGATCGTCTTACCAGTAATGGTAAGTACGAAATGCAATCCTGGACTACTCGACTTGAGCGGTACTTCCCCGCTCATAAGTACCTTATACCAAATTGGCACTTTAGTGACTTTTTGGATAAGGTGACCTACCTCGAACCCGGTGCTGAGATGCCCGTGAGGGTTATCTCAGTGCCTAAAACGTTGAAGACGCCCAGGATTATCGCGATTGAGCCTGCGTGTATGCAATATACACAACAGGCACTGTTGCGGTCTTTCCTGGATGCTTTCGACAGGGATGAACTCCTGAAGAATCTAATTGGGTTCGATGATCAAGTCCCGAATCAGGAACTTGCTCGTCTTGGCTCAATTAGTGGTTCAGTTGCTACACTCGATTTGAGTGAAGCATCTGACCGCGTCTCCAATCAGCTCGTTAGGAGGATGATGCGGAAATGGCCTCATTTGCTAGGGGCCGTTGACGCATGTCGCTCCCGTCGGGCCGAAGTACCTGGTTTCGGTGTTATACGCCTAGCCAAGTACGCGTCGATGGGTTCAGCGCTCTGTTTTCCGATAGAAGCCATGGTATTTACTACCCTGATCTTCTTAGGAATTCAGAAGTCGCTCAATACGCCGCTTACTAGACGGGACATAAAGTCCTTGTCTAGCGAGGTGCGTGTCTATGGGGACGATTTGATTGTCCCTACTAGACAGGTGCGTATGGTCGTACAGACGCTTGAGCATTTTGGTGCTCGAGTTGGTCTGGACAAGTCTTTCTGGACCGGAAGGTTCAGAGAGTCTTGTGGGAAGGAATACTTTAATGGACGTGACGTGAGTATCACGCGCGTCCGGCAAGCGTTACCTTCCACGACCACTGACGCGACGGAAGTGATCTCAACTGTTTCCTTTCGGAACCAACTGGCGGTTGTCGGTTGCTACGAAGGAACGGTTGAGTGGCTGGATAATCGACTTCAGAGAATTCTTAAAGAATTCCCTGTCGTCGAGCCAGACTCTTCCGTGCTGGGCAGGGTCTCATACGGTGAACGAATATCAAGTTCCCGTATGCACCCCAGCCTGCATATTCCCTTAGTTCAGGGATATGGTATTCAGGCCAAAGCACCGAGCGATCAACTCGGTGGTATAGGAGCCCTGCTTAAGTGTTTACTCAAGCTGGAAACCAGTAAACCACAAGGGGTTTTCGATAGCGATATCGAATTAGTCCCCTGTTACTGGCCGGGCTTATTCTCCCGCGTGCAAGAGTGGGAGGATACCCCATGGTTGCCAACCGTGGGTGATGAGAAGCACTTAGAGCGTTCAGGACGCCCCAAGCGCGTCAGCATCAAGCTTGGATGGCGGCCAGTGACTTGACATTGTCACTGGCGGGGCCTTATGGCCTTGTGGGAGAAGCCAAGCATGGAGGAG